GTTGAACAGTTCACTGGCATCTTCACCAGTCTGCTTGGTCAATGCTGGAAGATATACCATTGGTCGTTGCTCTGACATATATTGTGCAATCCCAACCATTCCAAAAACAGCATCTCCATAATGTGCAACCGGTCTTGCATCAGCATGTGTGGAGTATTGCCAATAGTCTGGATTCAGTGCCATGATGTCTCTGGTGTCCACTGGTTCTGTCCACCCTATTCTAAAGCTGCGCCGGCCATCAGACATCTTGCGTGCATAGTATTGACCATCATTGGTTTCATATGCCTGAACATTGGGATCAAAACTGATTGTGCGGCCCCTTTGATACTGTGGTGCCATGAAATAAACATTGCCAAAGACCATGCACCCTATTTGGTAGTATCCTTCAAGTGTGCTCTGGTTGTCAATCTCGATTGCAAAGGCTATTCCACCAGCACCAGCAGCATTTTGAAACAGGTCTGCAACCAATGTGATGCTGGTTGGCATCAGTTTCAGTGTTCCACTGGTTGGAAGTGTGCTGGGGTCAGTCAGTGCAGTATCAATCACAAGAACTGTTTGTTTTGAGTCTGATGCATTAGAAAACAGACCCTCACTGTTTTGCTTGATTTGGACAATGTGAGTGCTGTCACCTGATGTCAGTTCTGCTCTCCAACCATTGCATTCATTGTATTTTAAATAGAAATCTTTTGATGATGTACTTGAATACAGTGTTGAACCATCACGTTTGAAGGACCCAACCAGACCAGTGCTGGAATCAATCGTTGCTAGGTCATCCCAACTGGACCCGTTCCATGAACGCAATTTACCAGTTCTCCAGTTGATGTTTGAAAGATGCACACCCACAACATCAGACAGTCCCAATGATTTAGCAGTGGCCTGCACAACTGGGTCAGTGAAAAATGCAATGCGCTCAGCAGCTGAATCATTCTTGCTTCTCCAGACAACTCTTGGAGACAATGAGACATCATAAAAGATGTGTTCCACTGGGAAATCAAACCTTGGTTTAATAGTGTATTGGTCCTCTGCGCGCGCTGGACTGTCTTTGGCAGACAACAACAAACCTTCATCAATGTATGTGAATGAACCATAACTTGGATACACTGCGCCGCGTGACTCTGTGTTTGGTTTCCCACTTGAACCATCAGAGATGTGCATTTCACTCCAATATGATTCAAATGCAAAACTGCTTATTGTCAAGTGTCCCCATTCCAATGTTCCTGACAGGCCTGCTGGTTGTGTTGCCAATGTCACTGCTGTTTCAGTAAACTTTTTAGCCTGCTTTTCATCCCACTCACGATGGTACACCTTCACATCAGTTCTGTCTTGAAATACCATGAACTCATGTGTTTTGGTCAAGTCAAGACTGATTGTGGCTAATGCTGAAGTGTGATCACGCACAACAAACTGACTGGTTCCAAAACGGAGCTTCAATGAATATGAGTTTGCACCATCAGTGTTCTGAATCCTGAAACATATGTGATCACCTGTAACAGTGTTTCCGGTCTCAACTCTTATTTTGAATCTGTAAAACTGACTGAAAAAGATATTGCCTTGATAGGTATATTCTTTGATACCACTTGCAGCGGTTACAATTTGCAATCCTTCTTCTGCAATCGTTGCTGTTCCTGCACCTGTGGTTGTATAGTCTCCACTTGTATCAGGTGTTTGATTGTGTACCCAGTTATCTTCAAATCCTTCATACTGGTTACGCGCTGGCTGTGTGACCAGTTCTGGATGCTGCACATTGGACCATCCACCAAACATCATACCAGCAATGGATTGCTTGGTTGTCAGCATCAACATTGCGCGCCCTTCCCAAACAACCGCTTTCAGATTCTTCACCAATGTGCTCGAGTTGGGACCATACATCAAACCAGTGTTCACTCCTGGGGTGTTTGTCTGTGCTATAAACTCCCATGATTCACCTAGGTCATCTGATACAAAACCATAGATGTCATTGCTGGTGTCTCTAGCTGCAACAAAGATTCTTTGATTCTGAAACCAAATGGCAACAGACCCATCAAGCAATGTGGTTCCAGTTTGGGTTGCAAATGTCTTTGCACCTGCTGAGATGTTGACTTCATTTTCTGTGGTGTATGTTCCTGTAGCTGCTGCAATACCTGGGAAGGGGACTTTTACAAAACTGATTGTGTCTGTGGCTGATACGTAAGCAAATCCAATCTGACCATCAGGCAATGAACATCCAGCAGGGAATGCATGGTCTTCACCATAGTTCCCCAATGTGAAAAAGGTTGTACCACTATCACGAGATACAAATTGAACCATGGCGTTTTTGCCAAGCGCAGTCACTTTGGAACGTGTCCCAACCATCAATGTCACAATATCATCAGATACAATCAGTTGTGTGGTATCGATATGAACACCACTAGCTCCAACCAGTATGTCATTGTCAACCATTGCCCTGCGGCTGATTTGTGTCCAGTTGTTTCCACCATCGAAACTGCGCCAAACAAACAAGTTCACTTGATCCACTTGGGTATAATCGAAGTAACAAACCAACAGACTTCCATCTTTCAGTTCACAAATTGCTGGTTTTGCTGTGGTGTTTGGTGAACCTGATATAGTGGTGGTCAATAGAGTTTGCAACAACTCTGGTGCTGCGTTCCTTTTCTGTCTGCGTACTGCAATGGTGTACAATCCAGATACTTCCAGTTCAGAGACCCAAAACAACGTTCCATCATCAGTTGTACATGCACCATAATCATCAAAGAAACTGGTACCACTTCCGAAACTGAAATACTTCCAGTCTGTTATAACATTGTTACTATTTTGTCCTAACTTGATCGTGTCTGACCCAAACCAACCGAATGAAGCTTTTTCACCTGGTGTTCCGCCTTCAATGGTTTCAACTGTGATGGTTTCAGATTGTTCACCGGCCATGGCCAAAGTCAATCCAGTGAATGATTGAACCGGCTTTGCAACTCCAGCACGTGGGTTCTGTTGGCTGAATGTGCTTTGTGCAGTCCAAATGTTATCGGATGTTATGTTGACTGTGGGCAGAATGAATCCACGCATCTTGTCTGGTGTTGTATTTGTTCCCATTTTAGTACGCTCTCAATCCGGTTTGTATTGGGGCCTTAAAGCCAATTTCTTTTGCAAATCTGCCAAAGTGCTTGAACGGTTGTATCACAACCACTTTGCTGTCACCAATGTTGCCTTCTTGAAGTTGCTGCACACCTTCTTCACCACCAATGCGCTGCACTGTTGCACGGTCTAGAACTGCTTCACCTTGAAGCACTCGTGCACCCAATTCATCTGGTGCCATACCACCCATGTGCAATGAAGATTGTGGTGGTTGCTGTGCCATGACCAAACCTGTCTGTGCTGCTGCTGTTCCCAAAGTTAGCCCAATTTTTGCTTCTCTGAACCCCACTGGCAATGCAGTTGCCTCCATAACTTGTTTGGCTGCTTCCATTGCAATCTCACCCACTGCAGCAACCTGAGACATCCTAAACAGCATTTTCATGGTCTTGCTGTTCTCTTTTCCATTCTGCTTTGCAAGCTCCATTGAAGCACTGGCAAACTGACCAAGACTTGAAAACATTTCATCACCATGTTGAATTGTATCCTGGACAAGTTCTTTCATTTGCTTTTTTGCTTCCTTCATTCCTGCAACTCTGATTTCATTGATTTTTTCTTCAATCAACTGTCGGGCCAAACCTGCTTGACCGCTTAATTTTCCAAGCTCCTCGATGCGCTCCAACTCTCTTTGAAAAGTCTGCTCTCTCATTTCAGCATCATTCAACAAAATGTCCTCTGACAAAGATGCAAGTTCAGTGGATGCATTCTGTTGTCGTTGGAATCTCTGCAAGTCCTGTTCAATCAGATTACGCAGGGTGTTTTCTTCCTCACCTTGCAGTTCGACAATCTTTTCATGTGAACCAACTTGTGATTCTTTTTGCATCTTGGTTTGATTTTCATGTTCTTGAATCTGCACGGCCAGGTCAACAGCTTGTTCTTGATGACCAACAATGATTCCAAGTCCTTTTTCTTGTTTGGCAATCTCATTGTTTAATGCATCTCGAATCTTGGCCAGTTCAACATTCAAAGACAAATCATGCTTTGTTAGATCAATGGTCTTGTTTACGCCTTTGGTCAACAGCTGCAGATTGTTCAAACGTTCTTTTTCGGTCTCAGACAATAACCGTGCATCTTTGACTGAACCCAAATTTGCCTTCATCATGCTGTTGATCAATGCCAATTCTTCTTTCCGGCCATCAACCACATTTTGTTGCTGGTCAATGTTGGTCTGGAACATTGCTTTGGTATTGCGTTCAGTGTCCTTCAGAGCTAGTTCATATTCCGTAATCTGGCCGGACAACACTGCATATTTATCTTGAAGTTCACCCAGTTTGTTTAATGAATCATCAAAGTTGGTTCCTAGTTCCTTATAAGAATCATTCAAACTGCGTTGGGCTTCTCGCAAATCCAATGTAAGTTGCCGAGCCTTTTCAATCTCCTGCTGATAGGCCATGTATCCAAGTGTCAATGTTCCAACAGTGGCAGCCAGTGCAATTACAACTGGATTCAATGCAGCAAATGACATTGTGAGACCTTCAGTGACTGCAAATGCATCAGCAATCCCATCAGCGGCTTCAGCCAACTGTGGATTCACTCCACGCAATGCAAGACCAATGGAACTGAAACCACGGTCAATGTCACCACTGGCATCTCCAACACCTTCCAATCTTTCTTCTGCACGCCTTGCAGAATCTTCAAGCTGGTCAAACTGGTGTGAACCTCTGGCCGCTGCTTGTGCTGCATCCTTTGCAGCCTTCTTTGATGCATCAGCAGATTTCTTTGCAGCCTTTTCAGCCTGCTTCAGTTGTCTGTCTAAAGCTGCAACCATCTTCTTGGCTTCTTGGTCTGTTACATTGGGTATGGTCTTCAGTTTTGCCAACAAATCATTCAGATTGGCTTTGTAACTGATTTCAATACTTTTCTTCTGTTCTGCCATGGTTCACACTCGCTTCATCAAATCATTTGCCAAGGCTTTAACAACCTTGTTTGCAGTTTTCCTGTGGGGTTTCACAAGTGTTTCATCAGCAACCCTGCGGCCAGTTGGTTGAATGATGTCTTGCCTTCTCCAGTTCTCAGAGTCCACACCATATCTGATAATGTAACTATATGGTGCAGTGTTCTTGAGAAACACAATGAAATTTCCATTGGCATCCACTGACATTCCACGTTTGAATCTTTTGTATGATTCCAATGATGTCTTCTTTGAAAAAACCACTTTGCCTTCACTATCCCTTCGAATCTGTGGTTTTCTCTTTGGCCAATCAAGCACGGCAGCTTTTTCAATCCGCTTCAGTTCTGTATCCATGATGGCTTCAGCACCAGGTGCAACAGTCTTCAAGAATCCCATGAACATATCTTGCATGTCTTCTTGAATGGTTACTGTTGCATTTCCTGATGTGTATTTCTTCATGGCTCAATCCGTTTGTTTATCATTGCTTCCATTTTAGCCATTTTTATGGCGTATTGTCTATCCTTCTTTTGTTCCGGAGTCTCACAATGCAATCTATGTTCAGCCAATACTTTTACTTTTGTCGATGGTTCCAATGTGTAGAACCAATCTGGATCTTGATTCCATCTTTGGGCAATGCGCATGACCATCAAATCAAACGCACCCCATCGACTTACTAAAAATTTGCAGTGTCTTCCACTTCATCTTCAGTTGGTATCATTGTACCCATTTCAACCAGCACTGCAGAACCTTGTTGATAGATTTGTGCAGGTGTCATACCAGCATCTAACATCCGGTCCAAACACTTGAACCCAAATGTTATGGGATCACCTGAAGCAACTGGATATGCTGGAAGACATTTGGCATGATTCACACCAACTGCAATGGCAGCTGCACACAATCTTCCAAGTTGTGCTCTGTTTGGTTCAGAGCCCCATATGCTTACAAAGTCAAGACATACAGCAATTGATTTTGGCAGAACAACTTCATGCTCTCCAAGTTTCTTCAAATCTACTTTCATTATTGCACCTCTGATTTTATGAAAGTTGGGCTACCCATCGGACAGCCCAAAGTTTTTTGAAATTTCAGACTGTCGATTATGACAACTGATTCACACCACCATAACAAGTGAAGTTTAATGTGAATGCACTTGGGTCACCCTCAGCAAAGTCAAGTGAACATACACACTTGGACAAACCAACAATGTGATCAGCAGAATCACCAAAGTCAGTGCCTTCAGCAGTGTAACGAATGTCAATGCAATAGTGCTCAACAAATGGTGTTCCAGCATCCCCAGTTGAGATGTTTCCAGCATATGCACCACTCTGATTGATGAAGTCACGGACAGAACCAACATCAGCTGAAGTGAACTCTCTGAAGTGGAAACTGAATGAACCAGTGATTGCTTGTTCATCTTGCTTGCGGATTGTAGCAAATGAACCACGGTCCATGACAACCAGTTCACTGAACTGCTGTGGTTGTGAGAATGAAAAATTACCATCTTCAAAGGCAACTTCAAGAACGACTGGTGAACCAGTTCCATCAATCAGTTCAATCTTGCCATCTCTCTTGGTCTTGGGAATGTTTGAATAAGCCATTATCAGCTCCTGTTTATTGTGTGTAAGGTTATAAAGTCGATGTATATTAACATATATTCTTGGGAGTCTGTGACATCACGCGTGCTGGATACGTAGCGTACAGTAAACTCATTTTTTGGTGAAGTATAGACACCCAAGCATGCAGAAATGATTTCTTCTTCTTGGTCCATGGCCAAATCATAATCAGTTGGATAAATGTCCAAGGGTCGGAGCCTATATGAAAAGACTACTTGAACAGGTGTGCTGATATATTGTCCAACTGCACTGCGTTGCCGTTCTTCCATGGCTGAACTGGATGCCATTGATACTGAAAAAGCTAGATGTGCAACAGTGTTTTCAGTCCTTCCAAAGAAGTCCGGAGTGTGCTTGGACTCTTTGAATCCAGTTATTGCAGCAATCTTCTCTGCAAATGCCTGTCTGATTTGACTCAGTTTCATCTTCTGCGGCCACTTCTGAAACGATAGAATGTTCCAGGTTGTGTGGTGTAAATCACTGGCTGTTTTGCTTGTCTTTTGTTTGGTTGGTCACTCTGGCCATCATGGTCATAATCATACACAAAGTTGATTTGTTTCCATTCATATTGATACTGCTTGAAGTGTTCACTAGCTAAATCTAAATATCGCCCGTTGGACTGTCCTAGACTGGAGTGGAAGTCTCGAAAGATGTAATACAATGTCAAGTTTTGATGTGCAGCGCGGAATGCTTCAGCACTCATAACCAAGTATTCAAGTCCTCCACCTTCAGTGCGCATCTTCTGAATCAGTGTGTACCATGCTTCATCAATGTATGTTTGATAACTTGTCAAGCTGCTGGGTCTGATGTCTGCTAGTTGTGAATATGTGCTGGTCAAATCTCCATCACTGACAACCGGATACAATCTCCGCTTCACAACAGCTGCATTTCTTCTGAAGTTGTATGCACCACTAGAAAAAGTAATCTCCCATTCTTGCAAGTATCCTTCACCAAGATTCAGTGTGGATGCCAGATTGGATGAACTGTGTGTATATTGAGCGATGTTCCCTGGATACGTTCCAGCAGCTTCATCAACAATCTTTGTTCCATCAGGTGCAATCAGACTGTATCTGACATCTGATGGAACCACTAACGCACCATCTCTGAAGACAGGTAATGTTGTCACCTGTGATTTGCCACGCTCCAAAAGTTCTGGAACCTTGATTTGTGGTGCATATGGTGTTGAATCACTCATTGTTGAAATCCTCGTAAATTGCAAGGCCTCTTTTTTCATACTCAGCAATGAATGCTTTCATATCCTTTACTCTATCACGTATCGCATCCAGTTTGGATTTCATTTCGGGCAAGTGTTGTTGTTTCACCAAATTATCAACAATCCTTCCACCTTCGTTTTGTGTAACTGCTAGCTCCCAAAAGTGCACTTCAGGTGTTCCAAGAACATTTGATCGTAAAAGGTTTACTGACCAAAGATGCAGTCCATCCGTATCCATCTTTTCAATCAGCCGATTGGCAACAACTCTGATGCCCATCCATTTTGGAACATGGTAACGACCACCACGCACTTGATAAACATGCATATAATCAAACTTTGAAGGGTCCAAATACACCCAACCTTCTTGCTGCAGTTTTCCTATTCTCGAACCTGCGTTACCAATCTCACCAGAGATTTGTTGGATGCCGTTAACACCTGGAATGACTCTCTCCATTCTAAGATGTGGGATGAAAAAACCTTTACGTTTTGTAACTGTTTTTGCCTTTTCACCCTTTCCAGTAACCGTTTTGACATCTCTATAGATGAAATGCCAGTTGGTTGGGTGCCATTTGTAGTAAAATGGGTGATTTGGCTGTGCAGGCAGCATTGTTTGTGCCTGCTGGGTCATGGGTTGCCATGATGTTGGGGTGATTTCCATTGTGTACCTCGTTGGAAAAAAGGTGGCAGCCAAAAGGCCACCACCATGATTGGATTGAATTAGATTATACTTTTGAGATCAAAAGGCATCCACGGGCATCATCAATGATTGACATTCCCAAGTAAGCATGTCCAACAATCTTGGTTAATGCTTTGTCAGCTTGTCGATCCATCTCAATCATCACTTCACCCATCTCCATGGATTCAGCAGCACCAGGAAGACCGGCAGGCATTCCAGTTGCAAAACCAAGTGCACCAGCAGCAAAGACAGCACCTTGGTGGTCTGTTCCATCATTCACAATGTATGAAGATGTGTAGATTTCAACACCCATGAAGTTTCCTTTGTAGTGACTTCCTTTTGCACTGATGGCATCATAAGAAGCTGCGATGAACTGAAGAATACCAGATGTCTGGCCTAAGATACTATCTTGAAGGTCAGCAAATTGCTTTGGATGCAATACAGCAACATAAGGTCCTGGAGCACCTTTTCCACTGCTAGCTTTTTCAAGTTCTTGGATTGCAAGTAAGAATTTACCAACATCCAAATCAGTGTTTGTGGTACCTTTAACAGTTCCAAATCCAGAAACAGTTGCACCAGTCAACTTTGCAAACAAAGCATCATATGAAGCTGCGATTGAATCAGCAATGCGGAATGGATCAATATCACCTGCGCCAAAACCAGTCATTGAAGCAAGGTCGGAGATTTCGTACGCTAAAGAATTTCTTTTGCATACTACATCAACAAATGCATCAGTCAAAGGAGAGTTTGAAACTGCATCAATCTCAGTTGCACCGGTGAAGGCAGTAAAAGCATCGAAGCCGTCTAGGCCTGCTTTTCGAACACGGATGGTATCTGAACCAAGTCCATTGATGCTGCCTACGAAGTCGACAAAGGGAGTGTTTCGAAGGTTTGATGAGTCAGTCAAGAGTAAACGAATTTCTTGGCTGATCATCTTGGAGAGTCGAAGGTCCTCAGTTGGATTCGACAAATTTCTATTGGTAATTTCATTAGCCATGATTAACACCTGGGTAGTAAAAGGTTTTTATTGGATTGGTTTGGTGTGGATTTCTGCTGTTGCGGGTGCGACCCTTCCACTATCAAGATGTGTTTGTATATATTCTAAACGGAATAATCAGGTTTAGCAAGTCGAAAAAAAACCCCACTGAGGACAGCGGGGAAAGGGAGGCACAACCTTTTTTTTGGGGAACGTTTACAGAGAAACAACAATCTCAGCACCAGAAACATTGATGACTGATTTCACTTTGACATTGTTGTTGTCAACCAACTGAACATCCAACTGCACCAAATTGCCACTGGAGTCATATGCAGACACATGCACAATCTTTTCACCAAGACCATGGTTCAAAGTTGCAAAGGTGTTTGCAGTCAGGTTCTGTGGTGCAAATGTTGAACGGAATGCAGACTTTGCAACCAATACTTGACCACTGGCAACAGTTGCCATGTTACCAGCTGCAGGATCAGCAGTGATTGCGGCTTGTGCTCTGGCTGTGGTGAAGTAAAGATTTGATGAACCTTCAGAGATTGCATCAGTATCTGCAGTCAAACTGATTTGGCCATTTCCAGAGTTGTATGCAAGTCCAGAACCTGAAACACTGACAGCTGCACGGGCACGAGCATCAGTGAAGTACAAGTTTGAACCTTCAGACACGTTTGAAGTGCTTGCATTCAAAGAGTAAACACCATCAGCATATGAAAGACCAGTACCAGCGGCAAATTGTCCAAATACTGATGAAGCAGGCAACGACAGTTTTCCAGTGCTGCTGTTGTAAGTCAACAACTGAACATCAGGTGAAGATACAGCATCCAAAGAAATGGCTGAACGTGAACGAGCATCAGTGAAATACAAGTTACCATTTTCAGCAACATCAGCAGTGTCAATTGACATTGAGATGACACCAGTTCCAGAGTTGTATGCAAGGATACTTCCAGAAACACTGATCGCACCACGAGCACGAGTATCAGTAAAATACTTATTTGAGGACCCTTCAGAGATACCATCAGAGTTTACATTCAACTGATATGTTCCATTGCTGGAGTCATAGGAAAGACCAGAACCAGCAGCAAACAAAGCACGGATTTCAGCTTGATCAGCAGTAAACTCACCAGTTGCAGCATTGTAATCAATACCAGCAGAAGCAGACAAAGCAGAACGAACTTCAGCAGCTGTGACATCTCCACCTTCAATCTCTGCAAAGTCAGCATCAGTTCCAGCAGTTCCGCCATTGTGAATGAATGTTTGGGCACGGCCAGAAACACCAGTCAAGATGATGATGTCGCCTTCTTGCTTTTCATCACCACTTGTATAATTAGCAGAAATCCAGTTAGCCAATGAAGTTTGTGTGGTATCAACAGACACATCAGTAATGGTCAATGGCTTCAGTTTAAGTTTCTTTTCTCCACCTTCAGTTACCAATTCTGCATAGTTGGCTGAATCAGAAGCGATTCCAACAACACTGTTGGCTTCAAGGTAGGATTTTGTTACGGCGTGGTTGTCTGCTGAAGGAGCTTGATTGAGTTGGACAACACCTTCAAAGACATTTGTTGGAGCAAGAAATTGCATGATTATTTTCCTGTGTAGGGAGTGGGTTAAGTTGTGTCCTAGTGGACTGTGAGTATCTTATCTGATGAACACTGAACCGGTGGTTGCATTTGCGAAAGTCACCACAAGTTGATTCACAGAAACATGCTCCACATCAGCAATCACAAGTTCATTATTGATCAAAACTTGAACATTGGGTATGTATCCAAGATTATGATTGATTGTGACCTGTGTGGAGTTTGTAAAAGTGTGCTCCTTCGGTCTCGAAGGAAAGAAGACTGATTGTGCCATTTGTGCCCCTTGTTATTCTTCTTCAATGATTATGGTCACCTCTGCTGAAGCTGCAGATTTGGTTGCCACTTGAAAAGTGTTGTGTTGATTTGTTCCACGGCCCTTCTTGATAGCCAGGTATCCAGCAGTGTGAACAAATGCTTTTCCCACACCAACGGTTGAACCGCCTTCAGTTCCTTCAACTGAAACAAAAATATCAGCTGTCTCACAACCAAACGTGATTGTTCTACCCTTTGAAGGTATGGTCACATCTGTCCAAGTCTGATTTGCAGTGAAGGTCTTGATGATTGGAAACGTGCTGATTGTATGATAACTTTGTGCCATTATCGACCTCGACTAGGCCATGCCTTTCTGATTGCATCTCTGTTGGCCTTGTAAAACTCAAAATCATCTGCACCACGATTCAGAATGTTGGTTGATTGCACCGGTGCTGGAGATGTTCCAGTATTTGTCTTGGGTGCAATCAATGCTGGTTGCTCTGCAACTGGTTCTGCTGGTGCAACTGGTTCTGCATCAGTGGCAGTTGGTGCAGCTGCTGTTTCAGTTGTCAGGTGGTGTCTCAATGTCACTGGTGCTTTTGATGGGTCAGCCTTCATTGCTGCCAACCATTCATTCAATGCAGGTGCCTTTGCATCTCCTTTGGTGGCCTTCTCATATTGCCATTCCACCAGTTCACGCACATCAGCATCAACTATCCCCAGGTCAGCCATTGCAGTATGCCTGGAATAACGATTGTTGGCTGAATCCAGTTCACTTTCCAGCTCCTGGACACGTGTGGACAACTTCTGAATCTTTTCCAGTTCCCCACTTTGATTGTCAAACTGTTCTTGAATCGCATTGGCTGCTTCTTCTGCTTGGATTGCTCGTGCAGACAACTTTTGGATTCTGTCTTTGAATGCATTTTCAATGTCTGACTTCAAAACAAATGTTTGTCCTTCATGTTCGATTGTTTTCATTTTGTGCCTCTTGTGCTCTTTGTTGTTGGTGGTTTATATAATCCTTGAAAATTGCGATTGCTGCTGGTTTGTTGTCCCATTGCATTTCTTGAGGTATTTCCATGTAATCTGCCAAGGTCCAAAATGGCAACCAGTGGTCATACAATCTCATCATCTTTTGGGTGTTGGGGTGACTGAACTCATATTGACAATGTGGATGCACAATCCTGATGGTCTCCACCAGAGATATGTTGTGCATGGTCGACAACCATTCCACCTTTGCTGTCAATGGATTTAGACTGCTCCTGCATTGCTGACATATGAGTGCAGGCATCATGTGAACTCCGCACGTTCTCTGCGAATCTGTAACAGGTATTCTCTGGCTTCTTTGGGGTCCATATCATCATAC